TTTTACGTTAATATGTGCTCCATTTGCAGGTTCGTCTCCATCTGCAAGTGTATAAGTAGCAGTAGTAGAATTTTGTTTACTTGTTCCGTCTACTAAGAATTGATAATATGCTGTTCCTGATAATACAGAACTATTTTGTACTGCAGTAGTAAATGCAATAGTAGTTGATTCACTTCCATCAACATCATAAGAAACTACATGACTATCAGGAGTTAATTTTATTGCGACTGCAGATGTTCCAGAAGAACCAGAAGATCCTGAGCTTGCTTTTGCTAAAGAGATTACTCTGTCTGTTATTGTATACTGTCGTTGTAAGTCTGTAATTCTAATAGTTATAGTTGCGTTAGTAACACTATCAAGAGAGTTATCTGCTATTGTAATATTTCCACTACCGTCTATACTCACATTACCAGAACTTATACCTGTTACTGCGTTGACTGCTAAGCCGAATGTATTCGCTGCTGTGCCACTTGATGCATAAGTATAAGATTGACCATCTTTTTGTATTGTATAAGCATTAGTAAATACTGCATAATCTGATGTGCTTATTTCATCGTCAGTATTTCCTGGGAAAGTATGTGATTCATTACTTCCAAATACTTCATAAGCGCCTTCTCCTTGAGAAGATCCAAATTTAGTTAAAGTATACGCCCCCGCTGCACTCTTTGTAACCATTCCAATAATAGTATCATTTTGAAAATCTACAGGGAAAGTGGGTTTACTAAATGCTTGACCTGCGGATACAGTAAGTTTTAAAGGAGGTTCTATTGTCATTTTAGAGTTTGGTGTATCAGAGTCAAAATCCATTGCTCTATGATAGTAGTCTGTTGATGACTTTGTAAACTTAAATTTATTGTATCTAGTTATTTCACCGTCAAAGTCAGTAGCAGGTGAATCGGTAGAACCATTTACTATATGCCATTGTGAAACAAAATTACTCATAGCTACTGAACCTGATATTGTTCCTGTAGCTGCTGTGAAAGGATCTACTCCTGGCGCATGAAAAGCATCACTTACTTCATCATGTGATATTGCTTTAAAAGCATTTGCACTATGATCCATATAGATATAACCAGTATTTGCTCCATTATTATTACTATCACTTCCAGTTAAACTTGTGAAATCTAACTGTGCTTGCCCTGTTATATCATGGGTATTTCTTCCATCATCGTGTTGTTGATTGGAAGGAGTAAAAGTAACTTTACCTGCATTTATAGAATAACCACCACTTATAGTACCTATTTTATTTATAGTATAGTCGCCATTACCTACTGTTCCTTCACTTGGACCTACTGCTCTTTGAAAGTTAATAGTAAACTTACCAGTTAAAGCTTTAGAACGCTTGTTTTGAACACTCTTTGTAAAGATTTGAAAGTGATAAGTACCGCTAGTTAAACGATCTATATCTATTGAAGTTGTTCCAATATCGCCAGCATGATACCACTTAACTGCATCACGAGAATAAAATACTTCATATTCTCTAACAAAATGATACAAAGCATTATCAGACACATTTCTAGGGGGATCCCAAGAAACGCTTACTCTATTTACTAGTCCATCATTATCATTTAGTTTAACTAATGAAGTACTGTAACCTAAATTAGTAGGAGCGGGAGTTGTATCAAAACTAGAAGGTAGTATAACTTGTCGTTCTTGACTTAATGCCTCATCTTTATCTACTGAGTCAAATTTAGTAGCATTATACTCTAATGCATTTATTTCAAACTGGTTTGCTTCAGATTCTGATATCTGTAATACTCTATATAATTTTGCTTCTTCTTTAGTCTTTCCTGTTGAGAGAGCAGCTCTTGAAATAATCCATATTGCATCTGCTGCAGGAGCTTCTGTAAAAGTAGCACTATTAAGTCCATCTATATTTACAGTAAGAGTACTAGGATCAGCATTATCACTAGCGTCTATAAATTTGGTTTCTGTGTTAGTAAATGGAGTCCATTGAATAAATACTTGATTACCGTCAGCATCAAACACATTCATAGCTTTTTCATCACTATCAATAGTTATATCATTATTTCCATCTTCCCAGCCTCTACTAGAAGCGATGATACCATCAGCGTCTCTCCAAGTAGTAATCTCATCTCCTCTTACAAAATTAGTATTTGATGCTCCAACTTGAATTGTAGCAGTATCTTGTGCTAGTAATGCTTTATATCCTACGAGGGTTATACTGACTTGATAGTCATTATAATCATATCCTGTTTCTTTATCCCATTGTCTATCTATTTTTAAAGTAGTAACATCACCCGAAATTGAAGATCCAGTTTTTACTCTACCACCCCAACTTTTACCAGATTTTTGGTTATCCATAATCTGAACTATATCGCCAGGTCTTAAAAACGCGGCATTTAAACTAGTAGAAAAACTAACTGTATTAGTATGTAAGTTATCACTTAAAAGTTTCCACTTTCCTAATCGTCTTGCTTGTCCTCTTGAAGTACAACCAAAGGCAGTTATTGAATCTGCTTTAATAAATTCTGTATCTTTCTGTAAAGTTTCTTCTAATTCTACAATTTCTGATCTAGGTCTATAATAATCTTGGGGATTGTTCCAATTAACTATTACTTGATTAGTTCTTGTTTTATGTGCACTACCTTCGTATTCAAATTTTCCATCTAAAACATTACCATTAGTAAACTGATAAACAGGGTCTTTTTCAGAATCTTGAACTACATAGGCTTCTCCGTTTAACCAATATATCATTCCTCTAAATATACTAGTTACATCATTTAAAACTTTATAAGCTTCTTGTTTCCCACCTATTACTAAGTTACAACTAAAACGCGGTTCATACTCATTAGTAGTAACTGCGTCTCCAGTATAATTTTGATCATTAGTAGTATATAAACTAAGTAAATCTGCGGCAGCCACACCTGCAGGTACTAATTCATCACAATACCTACCAATCTGGTATAATTCCCATTTATTAACTTGACTTTGACTTATGTAATTACCTAGTCCATAAATCTTGTTAATCATTATGTCATTATATACCCATGCTGGATTATTACACCAACTTGAATAAAAAGTTCCGTCCCAATCTTGTTCTACTGTTGAAACTTTTTCGTTTGCTGCGTCTCTTCTATAGTTAGCTGGAATAATTACTTGCTCTGTTGTTCCTACAGTAGCAGAGCCTGATCCTGCATTAGTTATAGTTTGACCTAAAATTATATTTGCAGTAGGAGAAACATTCCTTAAATAAAGATACTTATTAGTAGTATCAATCTTATCAATCATACCTCCAGTAAAAATTGATGCTGTAATTGTTCCTGAAGCAGTTGTTGAAGATAGGGTTTTTGTTGTTGGGTCTGTAGTAGAAGTTGCAGGAGCTTTTAATATATAAGTAAATTTATTAGTTTCTGTAGCTTCGCAGACAAAAGTTCCTTCCCAAAAATCAGTTTCTGCTGAAACACCATCTATTGTTGCTGTAAAAACATTACCTATTGTTATTCCGTGGGCAGCAGAAGTTGTCCCTGTAGCTATATACCCCTCTGAAGCATCATTATCTCCTTCTGCATTAACAAAAGCGGCTGATAAAGCAGTAACACTTACAGCGTCTTGTTTTACTGTGTCTCCAACAGCAAAATTAGTAGTATTTGCTACTTCAACTTTACGTCCATTATAATCAATAGGATAATGATTACTAGGAATACTAATTAGTTTCCCGTCTACTTCATAACCTCTTGAAGGAATGCTCGAAAATTGTTCTGCATCTATAGCGCCTGCTATATAAGCTGTATAAGGATATTCAAGTTTATCTGCTATAGCTGCTTCTATACTATCAATATAAACTGCATTTTCATACTGAATATTATCATTACTAACATCTCCACCTACTCTAGTGATCTTTAATGCCCAATCAGTTATTCCATTGGAAGCTTTATCATCTTCTATATTAAAACCAAAAGTATGAGCATATTTACCACTTACTTTACCAGTAAATCCAGTTCTAAACTTATTAGCTGTTGCTGTAACCCCATCATTGTCTGTATATCTAAAGTCTATATCGAACCATACTTTAGTTTCTCGTCTGTCTCCTGCATTATCGCCTTTTTTAGTAATTGCTACCATGCCTGAAGTAGCCATAGTAACTTTTATATAGTCAGCATTTTGTTTTTCAAAAGAGCCACTAGATATAGTATGATACTGAGGTTCATTTAAAAGTAGCTCTGCACTACCTATTTCTTCAATTACAGAAGCTGAAGCAAATGAGTGAAAAAAATCAGCATTAGGAACCTGCGTTGCATCTCCTTTTGCCTCTACAATTCTAAAGTTTTGTATATTAGGAGCCGAATTTCTTTCTCCAGTACGTTGGTTAACATCTCTTAATCTAGTTTCATCTATAAGTATGGAAGCATCACCATACACTAAACCTTTGATCGGGCCTTCTGCAATAGCATCAATGAAAGCCGCATGTTGACGAGCAAACATATTGTCATCTTGTTCATACGGTTCTCTGCCTCCGCCTTTACCTCCAGAGCCAACAATTCTAACTAAGTTTCTATCCTTCTTCATCACGGCATTCTTCCTCCCCCTGGTGGTTTGTATCTATATCGTCCTGCAGGGCTACTATTACCATGCTGAGTTCCGTCATCTCTAAACCCATCTACTCCCACTAGTTTTCTATTTTTTGTAACTTGAGATTCAGAATCAGAACTAGTAGTAAAGATAGACCCCATTACAGTTTTAGAGCCTGTTACCATTCTTCCATATACTAGGGGTATTGGTTCTCCTTGTTTAACTGTATTAACTGGACCTGAGAATAAATAGTTTTCTGCTTGTGATGCATTATCCCCTTCTGGAGTTTCTGTTAACATCATAGAAACTCCCATAAGTAATAATCCTTGTCCTAAGAATTGGGCTCCTGCCATCATATATCCTGCTGTAGTTCCTTGAATTGCTAACGCATTAAGGGCTGCTGCTTGAGTTGCAGTAGCTGTTACTGTTGATCCAACAACTGCTTGTGCTCCAAATATAGAAGCGTTACCTGCAGTAACTGTTACTGAGGCTCCTGCACTAACTGAACCCAAACCTGTAATACCGAAGGCAGCAAGTCCACCAGTCATAGCCATTAAAGCAACTCCTAATACCATTAAAATTCCACTACTTTTACTACCTGCAACTATAGGGACAAATGAGTATGTTTGATATTCTGAAATATTGTTAATTGTTAATTCATCATAGCTTTCTATATATTCATCATCAATTAAAATATCATATCCTTGTATATTTTCTCCTTCAATTAAAAATTGACGCATACCAGGACGTTGAGCTGAAATAGCCTGAAGTGCTTCAGCGGGCGAGGTAACATCTAGGTTCCATTCTGACCCAAACTTCTCTCCCAACATTCCTTCTAAATATATTTTTCTCATTGAAATTTCTTATGCCTTAATACTGCTCTGGATATTTGATGCCAAATACCATGATAATTGTCTCTGCAAGATAACCTTTGTGGTGCATGATGTAACATCTTTCCTCTGCCTACATATATTCCTGCATGATTGGTTGTATCTGCGTTTAATGCCATTAAAATGACATCGTGAATTTGTAGACTACCATCTGTTACTTTAGTAAAGCCTTCACTTGCATATCTTTCTAGATAATAATTTTTTCCTTTTTCCCAAAATTCCCACTCATAGTCCCAATCAGGTCGAAAGTGGATATCTTGATTGGCGAAATAATCTTTTACTATTGTATAACAATCATATACACCAAATACAAAAGGTCTTCCAATTAAATCAAAAGACTCTTCTTGCGGCTCTATTTTAACCCACTCATCATTCCAGCCAAAAATATACCAAGGGATTCCTAATCTATTACATGCTGCTCTATCTACAGGACTAGGGATAGGTTCTGCATTGGGGTGACTATGAATTACTCCTACTACATCTCCTTCGTCTGCTACTGCTTTATAATCATAGGGATCTATTACAAAGTCTTCTCTAGGATTTTCTGCTTTATTTTTACAAGGGAAAAATTTTATTCTCCCTTTCCTTACTGCTAATAGTCCGCAGGCTTCTTTATCTACTTCTTTATATACGTATGCTTTTACTTGTTCTAGTACTGGTTCTATCATTACCCAAAACTTGCTCCCGGGAAACCACCAAAAGGTAGTGCCACATTATCTGTCTGTTGAAATTTAACTCGTGCTTCTGCTAGTGCTGTAACTTGTGTTCCTGAACCACCAGGAGCTGCTATAGTGACAGTAGGATTACTAGTGTATCCTGATCCTCCTGCTGTTACACTAAATTTTACTACTTTGTCTCCACTCATTACTGCAGTTGCAGCTGCCCCTGTTCCGCCACCGCCAGTAAAAGAAACTGAAGGCGGACCAGCATATCCATCTCCCTGTTGTAGTACTCCATTGACCATTTTTATATGAACAACATCAACTGAACCCGATGCTGCAACATGTGCAAAACGTTTTGAACAAGAACTTAGTCGTTTACCACAAACATCACCAAAGTTCCAATATGATATATTAGTAGGTTTTATTAACTCATCAATAGCGTCTGATGTAGTAATTGTATGTGCTACTGTACATTTATAAAGAGTATTTCTACAAAGTTGTACATATCCTGTAGTAGTAACAGTACCATTAGGACTATTATCTGTTTGGACAGTTACTGTAGCTCCTGATTGAGCAGATATATACAAAGGAACATTTTTACAATTCCAACTAGTTGGAATAGCTCCTTTAACAACTAAGTATTCCCCTACATTGAATAAGTCAGCAGTAGTAGAATCTGCTAAAGTAAAGACTATTGTATTTGATCCTTCTGTCATAGAAGTAATTGGATATAAACTACCTACAGGTCTTTGATATTCTACATAGTTGCCTACACTATAAGTTACATTATTCTTATATAAACCTGCAGTTCTATTAGTAGCTTCATCTTGTCTTCCCCAATAAGTATATTCATAAGTACTAGGACTAGCAGCATCTAAGTTGATTCTATTATCATCTTTATCAAAGTATAAAGTGTTTCCACCATAAACGTTATCTTCAGGCCAATCACAACCACCTTGTTCGGTATCTTTATACTTCCAAGGACAGCGTGCTGCCATAATTGTTCTTCTAGGTAATTGAATTCCTTCTACATCAAAAGCACTAGTTAGTTCAAATTCGACCATCATTGCTGATTCTTTTGCTTTTCTTTCTATATAATAAACATCTCTATTAAATTCTACAGGAGGGTTAGTACCTAAGTACTTTTGTAACGTTCTTCTACGAATTACTTTTGCCCCTACTAGATCGTCCCAATCTGCTAAATAAGTTTTAAAAAATTGATTTATATTACCCATTCTTACTGTAGGACGCGGTAATGTTCCAGAACCAGATCCTCGAACTTCCCAACCTTCACTTTCTATTGGTAGAGCTGTATACGTACGTTGACTATATTTAGATGAAGTAGTTGATCCAAAATCACTTTCATTATCTAAACTATACCAAGTTATATCACTAGTACCGTTTCTACCGTCATGAAAAAATAGTTTATCTAGTCCTGTGCCTCCAATATTACTATCAGGTAGTTCTATTTCAAAAACAGTAATAAATGCACTAGATTGAGCCTGCCCTTGTACATCAGTAACTAAAGCATTGTTTGTTCCTACGATGGGGTTTGTCATGACTCAAAAACCTCTCTGGCTTTACATGCTAAACTATAATATTCATCATTACCGAGAGTTCGAGAGTATTCTTCTATTACGACGATAATTGTTTCGTCAGATCCTCCTGATGAATTATCAGGTATAGTTAATCTGCAAGTATCTACACTTGCAAGTGTTTTAAAAAATTCAAATAAGTTATCTATATCAGCTTTTGCTCTGGTATTAAAGGCTAACGCAAACTCTCTAGGAGCATTATTTATTCCGTCTCTTACACGCATTTCATAGCCATCACCAAATTGTGCTTTTAAAACTCTTACTTTAGGTTGATCAGTAAATCCCTTATCATACATTACTGCGGCACTAAAACCTGTAATATTAGTTCCTGCGGATACTGTTCCACCCCCTGTTTGTACTGTATTAGTTGTTAATCCCTGTGCCATTATTTATATCTTCCTTTTGTTCCTTGCTTATTAAGTAATCCGCCAGGTCTCATTTCTTGCTGTAAATGTTGTTGAACTAGTCCACCAATAGATCTTCCGAGTGCTTGCATATTTCCATCACCACCCTGTGTACTAGTACTAGCATTATTACCGTTCATATTTACTGCAACATTAACAGTATTATTACCGCCACCGCCTGTCATATGAACTGGAATAGTTCTATCATTTCCTAAAGGAATAACTGCTTCTGTGCCATGTAAAGTAGCTAAGTAACCTGAACTTGGTCCGGCAGCAATTCCTCCTCCAAAGAAAGATTTTCCTGAACCACTAAATACTCCACCATACCTTCCTCCTGTTGGTGTTGCAAAACCCATTCCGCTCATCATAGATAATGCGGCTTGTTTTAAGTACATTTTTGCTAAATCTGCTGTTAAAGATTTAAGCAAGTCTTTCATTGCATCTCCAAAGGATTTAGTATTATCAAATAATGCATCAAACATTTGATCAAATGCTTGACCTATTCTACTTTGAACCTCTGAATATAGTTTTGATTTTCTTTCTAAATCTGCGGTTGCAACTGCTGTTTTCTTTGTATCTTCAAGTACCTGTTTTGCATAGTGTGCTTGGGCTTCCTTCTCATCAGTAATACCCTGATCTGCCATCCAAGCCTGACGTGCAGCATCTCCTTCCAATCTATCTTCACCCTTACCCCACTGGAACCTTTCTGCTGCAAAGTCCCCCGAGGCTTTCTTCTCTAACTCAGCAAAATTACTCACTTTGTGTTTCTTTAAAGCATCTGCGTATGCTTTTTGTCGTCCTGTTAATCTATCTCCTATACCTCTCATAGACCCGAATGGATCAGTACCTTCACCAGCATATCTTCCATATGTTCTATCAAAATCTTCTGTTTTACTTGCTAAATTAGCTTGATTTAAAAGCACTGCTCTAGCTACTGATTGCTCTCTAATTATCTGAAGTATTTCTAGTTCTTTGTTCTTTTCGTTTTCTTTTAATATGTCAAGCTCTCTTTGCATCTTTAGATAGTCTTCAGAGAAGATAAGTTTATCATCTTCCAAATCTTTCATTTCACCTTCTTTAGCGGTTATTTGTGCTGCAATATCTAACTTTTCCTTATCAAGGATTCCTTCCTTCTTCAGTATAATTTGTCTTTTTTCAACTTGTCCTACTGCTTCTTTTTCCCAATCAGCCCTGCTTTTTTCCTCTCTAGCTCTTTCCTGAGCATTTATTGAGTGCGTATGTGCTAGTTTTGCAGCTTCTCTTTCCCATTTTAATTTGTCTTTAGCATGATCCTTTATTTTTTTATCGACTTGTTCTTGTGTAAAGGCTAAACGATATGCGTCTGCTGCTAACTGAAGTGTGGCTAATGCATTTTCTCGTTCTTCTAGCTGAGCTTCAGTTTCCCCAATGCCTGCTGTAGCCTTTGCTATGTTATAGGCCTTAAGCGCTGCTTTGTATTCTTCCCATTTAGACTTTGTAGTATTTTTAACAATTTTATGTTGCTCGTCAAGGGACCTGTTCATTCTTGCCTGATCTTGAAATGGACTCAATGCTGCTATCTTACGAGTACTCTCTATATTCTCTCTATCCATTTCATGCAGTTTATCTCTAATTGCAATTAAGTCTTTCAGGACTTTCTTCTGATTTTTATTTTGCTCATTATCCTCTACAATGGTATCTATTCTTTTCTGTGCAGTCGCCTCAGCTTGTTTAGCTTGATCGTCAAACTCTTGCATTGCCAATATTGTATTATTAGTATTTACATTAGCTTGTTTTACCAGCTTATTATGTTCTTTCATGCGATCAATTTCTGCCTTCAGTGCCATTCCTTTTGCACCTTTTCGGTCTGCATTTCGCATTTGGTTGTATGTTCTAGATTTAGCTCGGAGTTGATCTGTCGTATAGGCTCTCTGTCCCTGGTCTGTATCTTTTAATGCTGCAATAGCCGCTTGTTGGTTAGTGTAGTCTCTCCATTTGCCACTATTGTTCTTCTTCCATTTTTCTCTGTCTGCTTCTACTTGCTGAATTGCTGGATCATTTGCCATTATGTCTGCTGCAATCGGGTCACGTACCTCAAAAGACTTAATTTGTTGCCTTAATTGTTGTATAATGCCTTGAAATTTTAAATCTTTAGCTGCACCAACTACTCCTCTAAGAGCTTTTGTTAAGGTTGCTGCATTTTCAGCCGCTAATTTTGAAGCTGAACCTGCTGTTTGTAGTTTATGGGAGTAGCCTTCTAATGCCCCATTCGCATCGTAAGTTATTTCTTTAAATTCTTTAGAGGCAGCAGATAGCTCTAATTGAGTTCTCCATTGTTCTGCAAGATGTTGCTGAGATTTAGGAAGTAATGCAACATAGTGTTCAAAGGTTGTTGTTAATGATTTTAAAGTATTTGCTCTTTCCTTATTATCTTTAATTGTTAAACTTTTATTCCATTCCTCTGCAAAACCTTTCAAATCTATACTGGAAGCCGCATTACCTAGTTGCTGTACAGCACCTGATAAATCAAGAATACCCATCTGTTGAATCTCTAACATTCCTTCTAGTTCTGTTCCTAAAGTATCGTATTTTTCTCTTGTAGCTTCCGCCATCTCTTTTTGTTTTTCTGTAAGTTTATCAGTTTCCCAGATAAGATTCTTGAGAGCTTTACCAACTTCCCAAATCATCATACCTACTGCTAACCAACCCATAGCCGCCATAGCAAAGTTCATTGCTTTTGCTGCCCATTTAGTAACACTTACCATTTTCAATTGGAAAGTTTTATATTTCTTACCTAATCCTTTCCAATGCTTATTTATCCAAGCTCCGCTTTGTCTTAATATATTTTGTTTCTTTCCTTCTGAAGCCATTAGAATTCCTTCCTGCTCATCTAACCAGCTTTCATATGCTTTTAATTGGGCAGGATCTCTTCTCCACTTACTAGTTTTTTTCTTTAATTCTCTTCTTCTTGCCCCTAACTGTCTTTTACTTAAAGTACCTTTTTCTCCTTTTAATTCGATTCCGTGTTCATCAGCAAATCCCCTAGATTGAGCAGCAGCTTCAGTAATAGCACCTGCCCCTCCTCCTGCTAGTTTGGAGGCTGTCTTTGCTCTTTCAAATGCTATAGCTGCATCATTTGCTGCCTTTTCTGCTATACCATACGAATTTTCAGCAGTCTTCGCCATCTCTTTAAAGTTAGGAAGTATTGTTCTAAGTATTGGAAGTAAGAATAAGGTAAGAGAGGCTATTAGCGCTCCAATGTTCTTACTAAAGAAGGGAAGAACTTTAGCTGCTACATTACCAACAGTTTCTTTTATCCCTTTCATAAAGTCGTCCCATGCTTTTAAAAATTGATTTAACGCAAAAGCTGATTCGTCCATTGTCATTTCAATAATACCGAATTTACTTTCTGCTTGGTCTAAAACTTCATTGGTTACCGCTTGAGTTTTCTCAAATTGGTTTAAATCTTTTGCACTTTTACCTATTGTTGCGGCATATTTCTTCATAGCTGGTTCTAGTCTTAAAACGATACCTAATTCGTCCAAGAGTTCTGGTTCCGCTTTCGTGGCACCTCGAACTAACCTATTAAATGAATCTGTGAGGTCTCTACCTAACGCTAATGAAGTATTCTTAGCTGCCGTTCCTAATCTTTCTAATTGTCCTGCACTTAGTCCTGCTGCAATACCTATAGCCGCGGCTTGTCCTGCTTCTTTAAATTGAAGCATACCACCAGTTGCTTTTTGAATATTTGCTGTTATACTAGCGTAAGCGACACCCGTAGCCGCAGCGAAAGCTGCTTGACCTTGAATCATATTTCGGGTATCCATAGCCTCTTTCAAGAACTGAAAGGCTGCTGAGACGGCAAAGACTTGAGCCGCAATAGTCGCATAGACAGCCACAATACCACCTTGCATGGTTTGTGCCTGCTTACTAAAGTTTTTTGTTGCGTTTGAAGATTGTTGTGTTACGCCTTTAATTCTACGGTCGGTTTCTTGAGAAGCCCCGCCAAGTTTTTTCATACTCTTAGCGGCTTTATCGGCTTTCTGCCCGACCATTTTCAGCGTACCATCGTCACCTACTTCAAAAATAAGCTGTGCTGCTTTTATTCTTTTTGCCATTGTTAAATTTACTTCATTCGCCGCTTTTCGGCGTCTCGCTTATGTTTAAGCTCATCATTGATATTTATCATGTTGGCATTTTCTACATATTTCAAGAAAAAACAAACTTGTCGTTTGTCTTCAATTTCGTGTATATTCAACAAGGCTTCTAACGCTGACCAATCTTTTCCCATATACGAACCGCTCATTCCGTCCCACCTATCAGGTAAGAGAGTATGTATTAACAGGGCTTGTTGAACCTCTATTGGAAAATCGCCGTCCTCTGGAGGCATTTCCGCAGGATTAGGTTCTTGTCCTGTTTGCTCGCATATTTTAAGATACTGTTCAAGCGTTATTGAATCCTTGAATCTTCTTTCTATTAAAGCAAGTATTTGCTCTACTTGCTCTTGGTAAAATTTTCCAGATCGCCCACCATTTCTGTAACCCATGTATCAAAATCTGCTGAATTTTTCATCATAGTTTCTACATTTTCTGAATTAAATGGTAGAGTCGCATCTTCATTTTCAATCTCTCCTACTAATAGAAGATTTTTAAGATATTTTAATTTTAATCCACTCCAACCTTTAATTACAGCTTTGGTATACTCAGTAAGAAACTTATCGTCGTCCATTTGTTCTTCATAACCACGAGTTTTTCTATTGAATACTTGACTAACACATCTAGTTCTAAGTTTTACTAGTTCTTCTCTTGCTAAATAGCAAAGTTGAACTTTAAAGCCATCACAACCAGGGTAATCAAACTCAACCGTTTTACTAGGAGTCATTAAACTCTTTAGCGAAATTGGGTTGGCTTCTGCTTTTTTAACTGTTTCGTTCATTTATTCCATTCCTATAAAAGGAAGGTCAGGGGCGATGCCCCCAACCTTATATTGTTAATTTATGCTACGATTGATACGTAACTACTATCTCTGATTCGCCCGATGCTATCGCGCTGTCAGACATATCTTTAGGTAATCCGTGGAAAGCCACATCTAAACTAATCACATCTTCAATAGAGTGCGTTGGCAACTCTAAATGTGCTTTTGGAATAGATACATCTATACGAGGTGTTTGCCCCGCTCCACCGATTGAAAAATCCATATCAAAAGCATTAGTAATTGTACTTGTGCCTTCTAATAAATCTTCGAATAATTCCGCAGATCCTTGATCTACAGAGTTAAGATAACAAGTAAAGTTTCCACTTACTGATCTTGTTCCCATAACATGTCCTAGAGGTTGATTAACAACTCCTAGAGTTTCTGGTGTTAGATAACTAAGGTTATTTTCAATAGTTATATTTCCACCTGTTAGGGTTAGTACATAAGTTGAGTCGGATCCTAAAGTATTTCCGACTGATTCAGAAACATCATATGTTGCTGTCATACTTGTCAATTTTTGTCTAACAAAGTTAGAAGTACTAGATACACCTTCGTTTATGAGACCTTTTGTAGTCTCTCCACCACTTGTACCAGTAACCAACTGAGCTTGTTCTGTTATAATTTGTCCTTGACCAGACCAAGCAACTTGTGCTAAGCCGTCAATGTCAAAGTCTATCGAAGCAGAACCTACTGAACAGTTTGCAATTTTGTAAATTGTTACATTACCATCAGCTGCTGTATCGTAAGTACCATCTGTGTCGTTAGCTGCTCCGAGTACAAAGAATAAATCAAATACTCCGAGTGCTACCATGTTTGAGTTTTCAAAATTAAACACATTTGGTTCCCAACTGGCTGCTGTTGGTGCGCCCGTCCCACCGGCTGCTAGGTTATAAGTAGTTCCACTCATAGCTCCCCACAGCGGTCCTTCAACAGCAAATTTCTTTGCGTTACCTGCGTGTTGATTGGATGCCCAGGTATCACCTGATGCGCTTGTAGTTGGTCTCATATAAGTACTGAAACTCCATTCAGCAGGAGCAAAAGAGTCATTGAACATAGCTCGTCCTCTCTTACTTCTGAGGTTTGACCCATCTGCGGCTTCATTCAGAGTAATCTCTGAAGTATTAGTCGCTTGGCTGAATGAGAATCCATCTAGTACGGGTATTTCATAAAGGGCGTCGTCTGTGCCGTCTGCACTCGCGTGCCACTTCATAAATACTTTGGTATCTCTACTAAAATGAAATGCCATTATTTTCTCCTATCGTTCTCTGAAAAGAGCCTTGCTATATGTTTATAATGCTTGGCTATTTTCTAGTATCGGATCTCTACGACGACTTCTCCTACGCCGAGAGGCTCCAAAACGCCTTCGTCCGTATCGACTGTCAGAATTGTAGTCTGAACTGTCGTATGGGACGCTCCTGTTGAATCCGTATATGTGATTGGATCATAATCCTCCATTACAGTTTCAACATCTTCTAGTAACTCTTCTAGTGCTAAAATGACATCATCATTGTCACTTACATAACATCTAATAGTTACTCGTAAAAATCTAAAGCGGAATCCTCCGCCATCATATTCTCTAGTTTCTCCTCCTGCTCCTACTTGAATAGAAGGAAATTCATCTACTTCGTCCCAGAATCTAAGTCTAGGACTAACACTTGCTACAGCTGCTCTAAAAGGCGGTTGCCCATTTAACTGCTGTTCCAATTTCTCTGCGATTGCTCCTACAATGGCTCGCCTACGCGTCGAATATTTTCTTGCTGTGGTCGCGTCCATTATGTTCTCCTAATCGTATGAGGTTGTCTCCCTAAAATCGATGTTGCTAGTTCTCTAATACTTTCCCCTATTATCTTTCTGGGGTCTCTTTGTGTGCTACCTTGTGCGCCTCCTGGTTCAAAGGTCTCGTAAGGGGCTCTCATATAAGTATAATCTATCCCTATACCTCCTCTTGAACCTACTAGTACTTGCTCTATTCTGGCACTATTAGCAAATCTACCTGTTCTAAATTGTAAAGCAGGCTTTGTCATTTTACTTGCTACCATCTGTGGTAATGCTTCATTCATTAAATTTCTTAAAGCTATTGGACTTTCAAATGTTCTTTCTACTGCTCCTGCTGGTCCTGCTTTCTTCTTCTTTCTTGCCTTTCTAAGTGCTGCTCCTGCTACAGTTTTTCTAGTAAAGGCAGGCTTTCTTCCTTTTACTCTGCCTGCTGCACTTCTCTTTTTGCCCAATACAGATTCAGCTTGCTGGATAATTTGCTTATTAACCTTATATTTCATATTAGGCTTAGCACTAGGAATTATCCCTTGAATTATCTTTTTCTTTGCTATTAAATCTAAAGCCTCTAATGGATTTTTACTATCTGACCACAAGTTTGCAAATCGCCTTGGATCCTTCTTGTATCCATCAACCCATTTAGCAGCTAATCTTGCAAATTCCTTGTTGAAAGCATTGCCTGTAAAAATATCAACAAACATATCACCAACAGTTGCATCTGATAATCCCGTATTTTGCTCCCATTCTTTAGGATTTATAGACCCTTGAATTGTCATTTCAGCAAAAATTTGGTCCATACTATAATCTTTTATTACATCATGGTCGTAGTCAAAATAATCAACTAGAAATCCTTTCATCATAGAAACCATCTGTTCACTTTTTAGTAACCCTTGAGCTTCAACTACTGCTGCTGCTTTTTGAATAGATTTATCTACATTAGTTCCTCTTGCTCCGGGAGCTCCAGGTCTTCCTCCAGCTATATTCCCTTTAACAGTCTTCTCAACTTCGGCTGCTCCAGCTGCATCTCTTTTTTGCGCTTTTATCCGTTGTCTTTGAGATTCGTCGTACATACTCGTCTGCCCGCTTCGTGATGTACCTTCTAGTGTAAATCCCTCTTCTCTACTTACACCATGTTCCCAAGCTAATTCTAAGTCTTTTAATACAACCTTACATTTTTCTTCCCAGAACGCCCTAATCTCATTTTTATGCCATTGTACCATTGGTTTTTCTAGTCTTTGGCCTTTTGGGTCTCCGATTCTTGCCCATGTAAAAGCTATCTCATTTCCGCTGTACTCTATTTTATCTAGTGTTATTACTTTTCTTCTTTTACTGCTTGCTTCAGCTCTGGGGGCTTGCCATTTTTTGTATTTATCCCACATTTTGTTCTTTCCAAAAAATGCCATAACCTCTTCAAAATCACCTGTATAACTTTGAGCAGCAAATTCGTTAGCTAACGGTCCTAAAACAGTTGTAGCATTTATTCGTATTCTTATTGACTGAATACCATGCTGAGTTGTTCTTTTGCTTCCTTTTTGAGCGTAGAACTTATTAAATTCATTTACTAACTCAGTTCTAAACTGTTGGGACATTATATAACAACCCTATGTAAATCTAGTACTCTTTTGATATGATCTGGAAAGTCAGTATTATTTCGAACTCCTGAAGTAGCTTGGTTTTGTATACTTGCTCCTCCTAAAGTTCTTCTTTCCTTATGTTCATCTTTAACATAATAAGTTACTAGATCAAAGATTGCTAATTGTAAATCTTTAGGTGTAGCACTATATCCTGCATTGTAAGTAACTTTTACTGCTCCTACACCTTTTGCCCAGCTTGCTCTTTCTCCGTTTTTAGTAGTTCTAATTAAAGCATCTGCATCGCTATCAAAGTAATACTCGTAATTACCAGTAGTTAACTCTTTATAAGCCTCAGAGTATGCTGTTCTTTCTTCTACTTTATCAATTGCTGTTACTGGACACTCACTCAATATTATTACTTGAGTATATAAATCTTCTACTGTAAAAGTTTCTACTTTATCAGTACTAAAGTAATCGATAAATGATGTACCACAATATTTTTTGACAAGATCACTAACTTGAGGGACGATAACGTTTAGACGATCGTCGTCTTTCTCGCCTCTTAAACCCTCTGCGTCTTTATATTCGTATACTGTTATTAAATCTGCCATAATCTTCTCAAAAAATATTGTAGTGGGGGCGAACCCCCACCACAA